AAAACTAAAACCACAGCAAGTAGCGAAGACATTAAGTGCGGTACCCACCAAGACGAAGACAACTATAGTAAAGAAACTAGCAGCAACAGCAACTAAGAAAACTATTGCTAAGAAAGTTGCTACCAAGACAGCAGCAAAACTTGCTACTAAGACAGCAGTCAAGATAGGATTGAAGAAGATACCAGTCGTAGGTCTGATAGCAGGACTAGGATTTGGTGTACAAAGATTAATGAAGGGTGACATATCTGGTGCCCTCATGGAAGTTGGTTCTGGTTTAGCATCTACTATACCAGGTCCAGGTACTGCTATATCAGCAGGACTAGACGCAGCTCTAATCGCTAAAGACGTTACTGGTCTGAAGGATGGTGGTGAAGTTAGCTCACCTACACAAGCATTGATCGCTGAAGGTGGAGAACCTGAACTTGTTGTACCACATTCTAAGTTAGGACCTGTATTTCAGAGCTTACTTAAACAAGTTGGTACTATACTAACAGATGTTACTACGGGATTCCTGTCTACATTACCCGTACCAACAGCAGCGTCACAGGCAATACTAGCTGAATCAGCAAAACTAGCATCAGTGTTTGGTGGCAAGTCAACACCTCTATCAATATTCAAAGGCAGTAAGATAAAGAAAGCAGCAGGAGGATTCCTGAAGAAGATGGCTGGCGGTGCCATGAACCTAGCCAAAGGAGCATTCAAGATGACACCTATGGGCATGGCAGCTGGTGCGGTGGGTTCAATGTTCAATAGACCCGCTAAGGCAGAGACATTTAGAAAAAGAAACGTAATTAATAAGATGACAGAGGTCAATGGTGTAATGACTTCATCGTCATGGGATTCAGATACTGCTACGTCATATGGTAACTTCCCAGTCACTGATACATATGGTTCGACTGAAGGGAGATCAAAACCTCATGGTGGTGTAGATTTAGGTACACCCGTAGGCACACCCGTAGGATTTAAAGAGCCAGGTGAAATATTGGCAGCTGGTAAGTTTGGTGGATATGGAAATATGATGGATGTCTGGTTACCGTCTGCTAAAGTTCAGATGCGTATAGCACATCTAAGTAAGATCGTCAAGAGAACTGGTGAGTTCATAGCAGGAGAGAAACTTGCTGAGACTGGTGGAGCAGTCGGTGATCCTGGTGCAGGTAGTTCCACAGGTCCTCATCTACACTTTGAAGCAGATAATAAGAAAAACTCCACTAGATATGGTGGGGCAGGAAATCCTATGCCTTATGCTCCACTGTTATCATTCACTGCTGTTGAACCTCCAAGTGGTGAGGGTGGTAAAGGAGGTCCTAGTTATGGATTCCCAATCCTTAATACAGTTAAATGGCCAACCAGTAATGGTGCTATGGGAGGTCCTGGTTTGTTTGGTGCTATCGGTAGTGCTATCAGTGGTGTTGCTGAAAGAATAATAGAACCAAGACTTGTACCATACCCAGTTCCCACACCTATTCCTGTTCCAGTAGAGAAAGTAATCACTATGGTTAAACCAGAAGTCAAATCACATGGGATAGATTCATTCTCAGGTAGGTATGTTGCGTTATGAGTAATAAATTTCCAAGTATAGACACAGTACATGAGACACTAAACGACTTAACCAAGTTGTTTGAGGATCGTAATGCGATACTTAACTCTATGTTCAAAGAGGATAAGTATAAAGATTTCTTATTGGCAGAAAATATACAGAGTCTTGTTGAGGCAGACAAACGTGATGACGCAGCTGGTGGTAAGATAAAGAAAGACTTGGCAAATGGCTATGAGGTCTTGAAAGCAAAGACAAACATGCAGAAGTTTGCTAACTTCATTTCACCTGGCATGTTACCAACACTTGACTTAAGTGAAGAGGGAGACTATGACGATGATGATGTAGACGAAGAGATTGAAGAAAGAGAAGAAAGTGAAAGTACAGAACAACCCGCACCAGAGAAAGGAGAGAAAGGTGACAAGGGTGATACTGGAGAGACCAATATAAATGTTGAAGCACCCAAGGGCAACTTTAATAATAGACTAACAAACCAACCATCAACCCAGAACTCTGGACTTAAACTAGCAGAGGGTGGTGCTGTATCTCCATCACCTATGATGAATGCCCTGAACCCTAGTGCCCAGAGACCTGAAACTAAATCAGGTGTTAAGTCACTAGAGAGCTTAGGACTGGTAGGTAAAAAGAATGTTGCCAGTGAGCTGACTGAGGATTTAGGACTAGAAGAATATAAGAAAGCACTAGCAGATGCCATGGCACTACCACTCAAGGCAGTAGCAGCTGGATTAGCTGGATTGATGGACAAGGTTGATGTGCCAGGTGGAGAGGGAGCAGCACTTGAATCACAAACAAGTAGTGTAGCGAAAGCATTTGGTGTACCCACCAAGAAGAAAAAGAAAGAGAAAGATAAGGACAAGGAAGATAAACAAAATCCACTACTGTCTATTGCTAGACTACTTTTACCTTTTGGTCTTGGAGCAAGGAAACCAAAACCACAGGTACAGAGACGAGTAACGACAACTAACTACTCTAATGTCAATGGTGAAATAAGTTATGATAGTTCAGACACAGGATTCCAAGATGTACCACAGGGAGGTCCATCACTTGTAAGGAGTGCACCTGGTTACTTAGGTATTGGTGGAGCAACACATGAGAAGGTAGCACCTGATCAGTTATCAACACAGGGTGATACTAAGATAGATGCCATGAGAAACACTATCAGTAATATCACACAGGGTGCAAAAAATATGTTTATGAAAACTCCTCAAGTTAGGGGTATCAAAGCTGCTAGTGGATTCATAACTAAATTATTAGGTAAAGTACAACCCGCATCAGAAGGCAGTCAGTATGAGAAGCAGGATATAAACAATATCACAAACCAAGTTAGAATGAGCAATGAATCTAACATGGCTCAGAAAACTACCATGATGATAAATGATGAGAAGACTGAGGGTGGTAGGGCAGCAGCAGCGAAACTCAAAGAGATCGTTGCTCAGATGCAACAGGGCTCAGGAGTGAACAGACCTACTACCACAATATCACCTACAGACATCAGAGTTAGTAAGTATCTTTATCATAGTCTTACTACTGTACATGGAGGGGAGACACCACACGACGTATGAAGCAAGCAAATTTTGAGTTACTAGATTTAAAGATAGGTATGTCAGTTTATGATAAACAGACAAACGAGACAGGTATCATTGTACAACCTTTTAATGCTAATCAGTTGATGGAGTTACATTATTATGAGGACATTACTAAGGCAAATGTTCTATTGGTTCTAAAATTAAATGACTCATCAAGTGGTCTTTTAGGTGGGTTAATGGGTATGGAACCTATAGATATCTCATGGAAAGATAGAGAAGAAAATGTAATCACATATAGTATGGTTGTATATGATATACAAGATCGTATGGTCATAGATGGTAAACAGTCACAAGCAACAGTATATTGTGTCAGTCCAGATGCTGTAAAAAATAGTGCTACAAAAATATCAAAGAGATTTGGTAAAGGTGGTGGTACACCTACACATGATATTGTTCTAGAACTAATATCCCAAGAGTTAAAGTCAGATAAGTTAGTAGATTTTGATAAGTCGCAAACCAAATTATCTTTTGTTAGTCCATACTGGGATCCATATACTATTATTACATGGTTGTCGTGGAGATCTATACTTGAAGGTGGTAGTGGTATGAGCAGTGCGGGATTCTTGTTCTATGAGGATAGAGAGGGATATCACTTCAGATCAATGGATGCACTAGTGGAGCAAGAGACTACAAGAGTAATCAATATTAATATGGAAGAGGAGGAAGACTCAGATGACATTCATATAAGTGGGTTCACACTATCAGGTACAAGTGACATCTTTCGTGGTCTAAACCTTGGTAGTTATGCTAGTGCTACATATACTCTGGACATGGCAAACTTTGGGTATGAGGAGATACCGTTCTTTATCAATGACTTCTACCCTGAGATGAAGAAACTAAACCCGTCAGCAGACTTACCAGAGTTCTACAAAAGATTTGGTGGTACAGAATTGGGTGGTGGTAGACCAACTAGAATCATGTCAAAGGTTATGGATTCAGCCATGTACACAGAGGGTACATATACTAAAGATTTGACACAACAGCTCAGTCAGAGTATGATAAGAAATCAATTCTTTTTTAATCAGGCTGGAACCTTCGACTATGAGGGTAATCAGGATTTATATATTGGACAGGTTGTAGAGATAAACAAGATGGATCCTAGGTCAGGTGACCCAGATCCTGAGATTAGTGGTCGCTACATAGTAGGTAAAATCTATCGTCAATTTTTGACAGAAAGAGATACCATGACTACAAGAGTCACAGTATACAGAGATAGTATAGGATGAACTTAGAAAGTGCTGCACATGCCATCGGTAAAGATGGATTTAATTGGTGGATAGGACAAGTCGAGAACGACGGGTCAGATCCAGACCATGATGGTTCGCAGTCTAAAGATTACGATTATACAGGTAAGGTTAAGGTAAGAATCGTAGGGTATCACAACCCAGATAAAGAGGTACTACCAACCAGAGATTTACCTTGGGCATCTTGTATCATGCCAGCTGTCTATGCCATGAAGAGTGGTATGGGATCTATCCAACAGTTACAAGTTAGCTCATGGGTAGTTGGATTCTTTATGGATGGATCCTCAGCCCAGATACCAGTGATCATGGGTAGCATCAGTGACCAGAACCCGAAAGACATATACACTAAACTACCAGAGCAAAGTAGTAAAGGATACCAACAGATACATGCACCAGACTATGATCCAGATAAACATGGTACAGGTGGTGGTATCGTAGGTGGTACAGCTGACACAACAGTTACTGATCCAACCACAGGTAACACAAGCGGACCTGTGACACAGACCACTGAGGAAAATACAGTCTCAACTGTCAACGAACGTGGTGAAGCACAGAAGCAAACTGAAGCAATGAAGAATGCTGATAAGAGAAAGAAATATACTGTACATGTAGGTAATGGTAAGTGTGGTACACCCGCAGATGTGAAGATCAAGGGTGCTACTGCTGAGTTCCTAAAGTTTGCTAGAGGTATAGAGAAGAACGAGATAGGTGAGTTTATTAACAAGGTCACTGGTGACATAGAAGACGTAGCAGGAGAAATAGAAGCAATTCAAGATAGGATACAGGGATTCATGGGTGGTGTGCTTGCTAACGTCAAGGGTACAGTCTTAAAAGAAGCACAGAAGCACATACAAGAAGTTGTTAATGACATCAAAATTCCTGATCCAGATTTATTAGATCCAGCTGTTGAACAACTCAAGAACATAGGAGATCTTGTTGACTGTCTCTTCAAACAACTCTTCAATGAACTAGCAGATGTTATTGGTGGACTGCTGAAGGATCTTCTTGGACAAGCACTAGACGCTGCATTGTGTTTGGCACAGGATATATTCCAAGACTTGTTTGGTGGATTGATGGACAAGTTGATGAAAGGTCTTGACACCGCACTAGGTATCCTTGATGGTGCATTGAGTGCTATCAAGAACAATGCTGCTCTTATCCAACAGATTACAAACAAAGTATTAGATCTAATCGACATGGTTTGTGAAGGTGATCTATCTTGTGCTCTTGGATTATCAACATTCGAGACAGGAGCAGGAGGTAAAGAGAGTGAAGGTGATAAACAAATGAAACAGATGAGTCAGTATAGTGATGCTGCGAAGAGTGCATTGAAAGATGGTAAGACTCAGCTAGTTGGCACAGCTATACCTAACTCACGTGGATGGGTTCCAGTCACCAAGTTGATAGGTGGTCAACTTGTTAAGAAAGCATTTAACACTAAGAATGGTGAGTTCGCAGAGGTTGGAGCTGCGGGTACAGGTGTAACATCCAAGACATTTGAGAAAGGTAAGAGTTTAATAGAGAAGTTTGACAGTGTATATCCTATACGTGCATCAGATGGTACGATCAACTTTGATACTCTAAACTGTAGTCCAAGTAACACACGTAAGAAACCTTGCTTCCCAGAATTAATTTTTGACAATGCACAGTCCACAAGTCTCATCAGAGCATTACCTATCATTGATGACATAGGTGCTATGGTTGGTATATTAATGAGAAACAAAGGATCCAATATCAATACAACTGCTAAAGTCAGAGCAATGTTCTCATGTAATGAACCAGAGGGTGTTGGTGCTGATCTGACTCCTATCATCAAGAACGGGTCGATAGAAAAGATACGGGTAAACAAACCAGGCGTAGGATATGGATTAGATCCAGACAACACATACTGCCCAAGAGAGCAGAAGTTCTTCCTCGTAGACAACCTAGAATTACAAGACTATGCTGAGACAGGTGACATTCTTTTCTATCAGGAAGAGGATGGAGATCCAAACGAAGGAGTGTTACAGGTAATAGATTACAACTATAATAATACTGGTTATGTTGCTCTAGCAACACTAGAGAAGACTGCCTACATTCCACCAGGTCTAAAGATACAGACAGCTGGTGGCACATATAAATTTACACTCAACCCACAGACAGAGTTCTATGACCTCGCTATTCCTGCTAATGCTACAGCATTGTACGCTAACTGTGATGACATCATACCAGTTCTTGATACTATCGACATCACTAACGTTGGTAAAGGGTACAAGAAACCTAAGATATATGTCGGACCTAATGAGATAGGAGATATATCTACAGATACACAGGGTAGATTACTAACACCAACTATCACAACCAAAACAATAGGATTTGTTAGACCACGGATCGTTGATCCAGAAGGATATGGTGCTGATATAGTTCCTACATATCAGTACGTAGGACCTACTAAGTTCAATGAGGTATTTGAATCTCAGACTTACATTGATTGTGTAGGACATCCACCTGACACACCAGTAGCACAAGAGGTAGCACAGGTATCAGGTGTGTCAGACCCATCAGGGGGTACAACTAGCATAGCAAGTGGTATTACAGAGACACCAGATACACCTGTTACAGTGGATCCACCTACAGACAATACAACACCACCACAACAGAGCAACCCACCTAGTAGCGGTGGTGGAGGAGGATACTAATGGCCAGACAGGATACATCACAGACAGAGTTGTTCGATGGTAATGAGGAGAGTAATAATAATCCTCAACATATTACGAACTACCCAAAGAACTGGGTTACAGTCACTTCAGCTGGTCATGTACTAGAATTTGACAACTCAAAAGATGGTGAAAGAATAAGATTAATCAATGGTAAGACTGGTTCTGTCTTTGAAATGGACGAGCTATCTGATACATATGTCATCAGTTCAAGAGATTTACACCTAAATAGTGACAAGACGACCACCCTTAAGGTCGGTAAAAACAAAAAGGAAGACAAACTTATCATTCAAGTTATCGGTGATGCTCACCTTAATGTAGAGGGAGATCTACACACAGAGGTAGAGGGCAACAGATATGACAGAGTTGACGGTGAATACCAACTTAAGGTTGGTGGCACTATCAGTATAGATTCAGCATCTAATATTGGTATCAATAGCGACAACGAACTCAGAGTCATAGCTAACTCTGTTAACCAAAGAATGACCTTCGCTCACCTAGACATGTTAGCAGGGGGTCAATTAACAGAGGTTATAAATGGTAACCGTGTGATCAGAATGAATAAAGAAGGAGGTACGTTCGCTATAGAATCAGCGGGTGATCTCCGATTCAACGTCGATGGGTGCCACTACAGTAGTATTGGCAGAAATAGTTTTACAGAAGTCCAAGGGAAGGCAAAGACCACTACCCATGGCAACAATATTGATTGCATAGAGGGTGGAGCACCACCTAAAATGAATACCTCAACCAGTAGCGGAGTAGGTTGGGAACTTCAGACAGGCAGTAGCGATGTAAAGATAAACACAAACGATTTTGTTATGAGTGCATCAGGCACTGCGAATATGTCTGCAAGTTCTAGATTCGATATTGTCTGTAATAACGGTATATACCTTAATTGACATTCTGAGTTGAATGTACTATAGTAAAGGAACAAACACATGTTTGGTATGACAATCTCGTCAAGTCAAGCTAAGACTCTCGTTGAGTTTATCAACGCTGAGAAAGCAAACTACATAGAAGAGAAAGTTAAAGGGATACCCAACCAGAAAAATGCTATGAAGATCTACAAAGAGATTCATGCTGATCTGGAGGATATCAAACACTATGCTAATGACATCATTAAGTATGCCAGATGTCATAGTGGCACAATGTCCACCCCAAATGCTTACCCATTGCCTTATCATAAAGACAGTGATTATGAAGATCCATGGAAACAGACTACTTGAAACAGTGTGAGGTGGATATCCCCGCACGTACATTTACTATTATCAGTGACCAATCACAAGTTGAGAAACTGGTATGTGAAGACTCAGATCAATTTCTAAGGGTATTAGGATTTGTCAGAGCAACGTGCAATATAAATGAAGTATCGTACAAGTATTAATTATGTCACACTCAGCAACGTTCTATAAGATCAAAGATATCTTACGTGCTGCCCCTAAACCAGTAACAGATGAGGTGCTACTTGAAGTAGCGACACTTGCTATTGCTGAGACATTGGGTGATAGAAATGTTGAACCTGTTAAATGGGACAGCAAAATTATGGATGACCTTATGTTAGACTCACTCGACATGGTTGAGTTAGTCATGTTTCTTGAGGAATGCTTCAGCGTAGAAATACGAGACGAGCAAGCAGGAGAGATAGTCACCGTTGGTGATGCTATTACTATCGTCAAGGAAAACAAAGCAGGAAAACCACGTAAGGTGGACAAGCGTAAGGTTAGTAAGTCATTCGCTCAACAAACAGAAGCGAGGGCAGAGAAACAAGCAAAACTTGACGCTGATATCGACAAAGCGTTAGATGAAGACTAAAAAAATATTTTACAATTATGTAATGGGTGGAAGTGAAGAGAGTTTCCTTGATGAAGGGGAACTTGATTTCTTTCCAGAGGATTACTTTGAGGAACCAACTCCTGCTCTCAAAGATTATCCTGCTACGTATAGACATTCTAAGTGCCCTGCCTTTAAAGAATATTACAAAAATACATGGGTAATGAAGCAATGCTTCCCCCTAGGTATGCTATATAAATCTACCGAACAATACTTAGAGACTAATCTTGGACAAGATGTGTTCGATGAGTATGTGATGCTTGGTGATGGTTGGACAGATGGAGAACATCCAGAGATACAATTCAAACAAGGTTACTGTTTTTGGACAGAGGACAGTGATGTATGGATTGAACAGTTCCAACACCCAGAAATGACAAGGAAAGGACTGGACGTAGTGTCTGGTACATTCCCATTATCAGTTTGGACAAGACCTATCAACCTAGGATTCACGGTAAAGAACTATGACAAAAACATCTGGCTCGAAAAAGGATCCCCGCTTTGCTATGTTAGATTCTCTAGCCAAAGAACAAGAGATGTCAAATTCACACTTGAAAAGCGATCCATCCCTAAAGAAGTGCTTAAGCGACAACTACAAAGCTTGTGGCTCAAAGACTGGCACAAAAACTTCTCATGGAACCTCATCAAACAAAGATTGAGGAAGGAAGAGGAGCAAGAAAAGAAATGTCCTTTTGATTTTTTATGGAAGAGATAACCCAACTATACAAAGAGTTCCGTACTATTGACGGAGTGGGGGTTTGTAAGGTATACTTTATAAATGGTATAGCATTCTCATTTGATGAGGACGACACACCTGACAACTTAAATACAGTCAGTATTGCTGAGGAAAAACCTCATTTAACTAATGAAGACCTATATAAAGGTAGTTCATACCTCCTAGAAGAGGGATTTGAGTTGGATATTCTCTTAGAGGATATCAATGACGACTTGTTTAACGACAATGAAGACGACTCACCATATCACAAAATACCAAGACGATACTAAAATACAATGAGCAACGCGGAATCAATCCGAAAAACTGCTAAAAAAATAATTAAAGATAAAAAGAACTGGTCTCCTGCGGAGAGACAATACGCTAAAATGATTCGTAAAAGACTGAAATCTAAGGATGAAACTGTCTAACGGTGAAGTGACTGTGATAGATGATTTACTATCTACACAACAGCAGATCAAATTATATGTCGAAGCATGTATGTTACCATATCAACTAAGTGGTAGTAATAAGTTCGATGTACAGAATATAAAAACACAAAAACCTGTATCCTATGTGGATCAGAAATGGGTTATGGATAACTTCATGTCTGATGGTGTAGGAGACTATCTTAGTAAGTATGTACCCACCAAAGTGGAGAATGCCTATGTTAATTGTGGCATCCACAGTGAGAGTCCTGATGTACATTGCGACAGTTCACGCAAGGGAGACAAAACTTTACTATACTATATGAATAGAGAGTGGAAACATGAGTGGGGTGGAGAAACTATACTGTTAGATAATAACTCTAATGAGATAGAATATATCACACCATTCGTACCTGGCAGAATAATAATATTTGACAGCACTATACCACACTCAGCAAGGCAGCAGTCATTCTCTGCTCCAATGTATAGGTTTACACTAGCGATCAAGTTCAATGCTTGAAGAATTTTTAGAGTGGTTTGAGGGCAACTTTAACAACTGGAGTCAAGCATCTAGTTGGCCGTCATATTATTCTCATGTACTACTGACACATGAGAGGTTGGATGGTACCAAATTTTTATCAAGACAGAGATATAAGCACAATGGCGAGGAGTATAGACGCAAGGAGATAGAAATAATAGAGAAAGATGGAGAGATTATAGCACTCAACCCAGTAGCAGATATTCACTTCCTCAAGGATGGTGACATGTATGTTGGACGTAACTTTGAAAGTCCATGGGTGAACGATGGATACCTCAGATCTGAAGCAATATTGGAGAAAGATAAGTACACAGTGGTGGACAGAGGATATGATGATAAGGGTAATCAGACATGGGGGAGTAAATACGGACCATTTGTGTTCAATAAAGAGTATAAATAAATGGAGAACTTAATGTAGGGTACGTGTGGCAACTCGTAAGATATCAGACCTGACTCTACTGACTACAGTATCACCTTCAGATACCCTTCTGTTGCTTGATAATTCTGACCCAGTAGATACAAATAAAAAGAGCGAAGTAGGATCCATTTTTAAGGCAGTGCCTGGTGGATCACAGAACCAGCCTGGTCTAGCATTTGACCAGAAGACAGCAACTGGGCTATATTCAACAACTCAAGGTGAGCTGGGTATATCACTCGGTGATTCTAAACTATTACTTGAGAAGCAATCAACTTCACTTGTATTATCTGCTAGAGACTCAGCAGACTCTAACCTAGACTTGACATTCCAAGCACTAGGTACTGGATTGATTAGATTCAACTCCACTATTGCTATTAATGACTCTGTATTTACTGTACCTAACAGTTCAGACAACAGTAAGATAATAAAATTTTCTGCCACTCAATTACCCACAGGTACTACTAGAACATTTGTCTTCCCTGATGCAGGAGTTGACATTGATACTATAGTAACTACATCATCTACTCAGACTCTAACCAGTAAGACACTTGTATCACCTATATTCACAGGTGACTTGACAGGTGTTAACCTCACATTATCTGGTAACTTACAGGTTGATGGTAACTCAACCATAGGATCTGACAATAATGATACACTGACTGTCGCAGCTGTATCTACGTTCAACGCTAACGCAACACTGAACAACCCAGTCACTATAAATGCTGCCACAACCTCGACTGATGATATAACTATCAATCAAACGAGTGGTACTGGGACATATAAAAAGTTAAAGTTTTTTGATACAAGTCAAGATACAAACGCAGGAAGAGACGTAGCAGACTTAGCAGTCTCTACAGACCAAGCGTCAAGGTATCTTGATTTGAAGTATTATGACCAAGATACAGACTATAGCTCAACCAACTACACGTATGGTATGAGAATAGCAAGTATCGCTTATACAATGCCTGATGTAACTGTAAATATTACTAATGGTGCGGTAGCAGGGTTTACTATCACAGATCCTGGTGCTAATATTAGTGGATCATTAACAGCAGTCATAGTTGGTGATGGTTCTGATGCTATTGTTACTCCTGTAGTAATCAATGGTGAATTATCATCTGTTACTATAGATGCAGGAGGACAAGACTATACCTCTGCTACTATTAATTTCACTACGTTTGGTGGTGGACTACAGTACAGACAATATAATCATGCCACTTCTACAGAGACAAAGAACGAGATTATCCACACAGGTAACCTTAGTTTAATCAGACAGATAGGTTCAGTAAGTAATCTAGTTACAACTGGATCAGTTAATTTTGATGATGGCACATTCATACTAGACGACACAAATGATCGTGTAGGTATAGATATAACCCCCACAGCATATAAGCTCGAAGTTGGAGGAGATATATACTTTACAGGCAGTCAACTTATTGGTGGTGACACCTCAGCATTTGTATTTCAGAGGAGACTAGATGCTACTCCTATGAAGTTCAACAAATATGATGGAACCACTGAAATGACTATTGACGCAAATGGTCAGGTTGGTATCAATAAGAGTCCAACTAAACGATTTGATGTCGATGGTGACAGTAACGTTGACGGTGATTTCTATGTTACTGAGACAGATTCAGTCAACCAAGTTGGTGGTGCTGTACATGCTAAACGGTTGAAGTTAACAGACATCAACGGTGCAGTTCAGACGATCACTGCTGACACTATCTCTGCTACGAGCAGAACAAAAGTTATTTTCCACGCTTACTCTTAAAATCAATGGCTAATGGTGTACTAGCGTCTTATCAGTCCGCTACAACAAAATATACGAATGCATATGTGGATCCCGCGAGTAATCCTAACGGGTTAGTACGTGCTGATTTCCCTATGTACACAACTCCTAGTGCTACTTTAACAAGTGGTTCACTTAGGATGATGAATACAACTGGTGCTACTGCTACAGTAGACGTTGCTATTCAAGACTATACAGAGCAGATACAGTTTGCTGCTCCTGGCTCACAGTCTCCCACTGTGTCTAACTTCTCAGAGTTTAGTTTCGCACCAAACTCAAAGGTTACCAGTTCATATGTTATTATCTCAAGTCACAACGGTACAAACTACGTGCCTGGTGAAACACTGACTATCACTGGAGGTCCTAGTGGTACACAGACAGCTAAGGTAGTAGCATGGGACTTGAATAACCTCAAGATATGGTATGAACTACCCGTAGGATCATGGCCAACCACAGTTACTACCATGACAATAA